CTCTCCACGAAAATATTGTTCACGTAGTTTATCTTTAACTAGAACAAGTTGCTCTTTAACTGGATCTAAACCTAAACCCATGCGCACATCGTTCATTAAACGACGACCATCAAGTTCACGAATAGTGCTTGGCAACTTCTTCTTAAATTCTTCGTACAATCCTTTAACTGCCAACTGCTTCATTTTAGCATAATTAGCGTCAGGATTCTTCTCGTTGATTGCAATAATTTCGGTGTTTTCTTTAACAAGTTTCTTGAGTCCAGCAACTTGTTCGCTTCCAGCAACAATTACAATCTTTTTGTATTTCTTTGATAGTTCTTCAAGGAGATTGCTAATCTTGGACTCGTTCACGGACTTGAACTTAGTCTTTGGGAACATTAACTTTAAGTAGTGTTCCTTTTTGTCTTCTTGAATAAGACTATCTTTAGTGGATGCGTAGATGACGTGGTCGGTATTCTTCTGTTCCGCCAGTCTATTGACAGTTTTAACCAACAACTCATGTGCGGTAGTTGGAGGATCAAAATCTCCAAGTGCACATACCAATGTAGTTGAGGGTAATTCTTTTATTAGTTGTCTATAATCTTTCATACGATCCATCTATAAAGTAGTACATACTTATTTAGGAGTTTGTATCCTTACATAGTGGATATTAGAGCCTGTGCTGCAGCAACGATCCAACGACAGGCGATTTCGTCTGAGGCTAGTTCCTGCTGAGCACGAATATCAGCGATTTCTTGTAGTAGGAATCCGTATTCTTCGGAGGTTAGTTCTCCATTAGAGTAGTTTTCATGGATTACTAGAAGTTCGTTTGCCAATGCTGCTGCTGGACCACCAAGTCCAGCCTGTTCTCTTAATTCATTGAGGATACTCATTTTCTACCTTTCCAAGCATCGATGGTAACATCGACTCTTGTTCTATTAAGTTTAACAATGCTTTCGCAGAATGTATTGCTCTTACTATCTTTTGCTTTCTTTAATGCTTCTTCCATTTTTCCAAATGAATCGGATTGTGGATCACCACGTTCTGTAGAGTAAACCTTAAGAGTTTCTACTTTATCTAATACTGGTTGCCAGTTAGATTTGTCTTCACAACTAATTTTACTTAGTCCTACCTTAACATCGATTGCCTGACCAAACATAACTGGATCATGTGGCTTAGGAAAGATTACTGCACAACCAGATAATGCTACTGCTAAAACTAAAATTAGTTTCTTCATTTCATAGCCCTTCTAAGATCGTTGTATAATTCATCTTTGTGTTCTGGTTTCATCTGTGAAGATAGATGTTTGTGGAATTCTTCTTTCTTACCAGATGATGCTAGTTCTCTTAACTTAGTTCCAGATACACCTTCAACACCTTTGGCATTTTCGTCTCGTTTACCAGCGTTCTCAAAAGAAATATCTTTAAAGTTGTAGTAACCATGAGCACCCTTAACTCCATTATACTTCTTGAGTAACTCTGCCATTGGAGCACGATCTGAGCCACCAGCAAAGTGTAAATGCGTCACACCTTGTTTATGTAACTCAGACGCTTGATGCAATAGAGTTGGTTTATCTTTATCTGCAACTACAACATTAGTTCCAGGGAATGCATTCTTAGCATGCTTTAGTTTTTGTTCTGGACTTAGAGGATTCTTACCATCTTTTGTATCATGTGACCCAGATAAAACTAGAGTATGATCACCACCAAATTTCTTGGCAGTATCGTGCATATGTTGAACAAGTTTTTCATGACCAGCAGTTGGAGGATTCATACGACCAAATGCCATTGTGTGATGAACTTCTTCTGTTTTTGGTTCACCACGATTCTTTAATAGATTTTGTTTTGCAAAGACTTTACGATTAACTAACTTGGTTGGCTCTGTCACACCATTGTGAGTGTGATTGTATACGAAACCCTCTGGCTTCGAAGCAACACCACCGATGGCATGAGCATAACCACCTTCATTTGATTCTAAACTATTAACTAATTCATTCTTAGCATTCTGTAGATGACCATGCATCTTTAACAGATTATCATAGTGTTCTTTGTTCTTTTCAATATGTTTTAACTGTTTGTCAGCATCAGCAATAATCTCTTGCTTTTTAGCAGGTGTTTTAATCTTGTCGAACTTTTTCTTTAATTGACTAGAAACATGATTAGAGAAACCTTCAGTGGAAGGTGTTTCACCAGTACGAACTGTTTGATTGATGTAGGTTGCTAGGTGTCCTGCTTCACCACTATGTTCTGGATGAATCGCTTTATACATCTTATCGCCATGTTCAGTATGAATGGCTTTGGCTTTACCCATCTCATCCAAGAATCTATCTTGTGCTTCTTTTGGATGGTGAACTAAACTTGTATCATAACTAGCAGTGTGATGGAAAACATCTGGATCATTACCGAAATCGCTTTCAGAAACATTACCAGTAGCATGCATATTTGCAAGGTTAGTTCCTTCATATTTTGTATGAGTAACTACACCAACTTTAGCCTTGCTAATCGCTTCTGCTTTTTTACCACGAGCACTATATGTAATAGTATTTGGTGTAAAGGATACAGTTCCGTCTTTGTTATTTTTAACATCAGGTTTAGTGAACATCATGTCACCTTGGAAAACTCCCTTCTTTGGAGCAATCTTTGGTAAATGTTGTAAACCTGCTTTTAGTTTTTCTACAAGACCTGGAGCATGTCCATGATTCTTTTCAACATCTTCAGGTGTATAATTTAACTTTGGATTTTTATTAAAGGCAGACTTTGAAGCAACAAAGAATTTACCATTTTCTGGATTAGTTCCATAAACAATAGATGGTGAACCATCATACTTCATTGTCAATTTGTTTGATTGAGTTCTTTGGTTGATCTGATGATTAACACCATGAAGTGCATTGTAAGCATGATTGAATCCATCGGCTCCATGGAACAATGGGCGATCTTCAGCGTGAGTAATATGTTTGAGTTTTGCACCTTCTTCTGGTGCAGCCTCAATTAAAAAGTTCTTGAATCCTAGTATCATATTACTATTATACCTTAATTTGCAATATTTGTCAAACAATAACCCTACAGACTTGAGGGGATTAGTGCTGTTTGTTTACGAGACTTAGAGAGCCAACTGTGTTCTGCATTGGACCAGAGTTGGACTTAGTCGTTAGTTGAGCCACATTAAATGTTTTACCATGGTTTTTATGTCCAGGTTTATTTAATTTACCCTTGATATAAGTCGTCTGTCCATCTCCACCCTCAACACTTAAATTAGTAAAATTGTTCAAGTGTTTCTGGGCATATGTATGCTGGTCATTAACTTCTGGAACATGACTTCCATCTGACATTTCTCTTGCATGAACGATTGAATGTTCAAAAGTTGTTTGTGGTGAAATTAATCCATTAAGAGTATTTCTCAATTCGGAATCATCATGAGTTCCATCAGGATTAACTTTAACCTTTTTCTTAAGCCCTTCAGCAATAGAAGCAGCAACTCGTTTTCTTGCTTCTTGTCCAGAAGAAACAGCTGCTTGTGTTCTATGGGCAACTGTATCCATGAATTCTTTTCTATCTTTATCAGATTTTAAACTATCATGTGCTTGTAAGAATGTAGTTGAGTGCTCATGCATTTTCTTTTCGTCAGCATTAAGTTTCTCACCACTTTTAAGTTTCGCTTCTAACTCTGCGTGTTGAGCACGAACTCCAGGAATTCCCTTTCCAGGTTCATTGCTGGTTGCCATCTGTTCAATCTTCCATTGTGCATGGCGATCATCACGACTCTTTGGGCTATACCCAATTGCTTGCATATGGTCATCATGAGGTTTCATTAATGAAGCAAAGTGACCAGATTCATTTCCAGTAATCTTTTCTAGTGAGTCAAGTCCTGGATTATTTAAGTTTGGATCGTGCTTACCGATCTTAGCAGAGATGCCATGCCAACGAACATGGTTACCATCTTTATCTACAATCTGGACCATCACATCAGCGTTTGATTTTGGATCGTGAACACCAGTTGTTTTGAAATGATCTCCGTTTACCTTTTCACCTTTTTTGTTTATTTTGTCTGCGTTTGAAGTCCAATAAACTTTACCAACTTTCTCACCTTCAGCAAGATATTTCTTTCTCCAAGCATCGGCAGAATCAGATGCAGCCTTGTCAACTCGTGCTGCTTTATCTTTATCCATTCTACCAAGAATGTTTTTCTGAACATCTTCTGGGGATCCGTTGTGTGCTGCATCTTCTTTACCGTATGAACGATGGTGTTCTGGAAGATGTTTTTCTTCTTCCTTCTCACTTGATAAGTGATGAGCAAGTCTCAACTCATTGAGTTTACCCATATCATCGTTCTCAGAAACTTTCTTAACTTCTATAAGAAATTCTTCGTAAATTGATTGTAGGAGTGAAGTTGGTTTAACAACTTCAGTTAAGAATGATTTAAAATTTAACATATTAGTTTACCGTACCAAATAATTTTTCGAAATGTCCAGGTATATCTAGCGACCATGGTGAAGCGACTAACATTTTACCGTCCAGTCTTCCCTGCGCACGAATATTTCCTGTGGCTACTTGCTCTCTTGTTTTACCGTCCATTTTAGAACCACCTCTACCGAGTCTTAGTTCTACTTGCATTGATACACGCAATTGTGGCACTGGTAAATTTAATGGATTGGTATACAAGTAATATAAACCTGCACCACCAATCTGAATATAATAACAGTTCTTCTTTTTATAATGTGCATGAAGAAATGAACTATCAACTGCTACTTTACCATTGAGAGGGACTAATAATCTTTCTCTTGTTAGTTCTTCCCAAACATGTTTTGTGGACTTTAATGGAAGTCCTCGAATACCTGCTGCAATTGCTGGAGGATTCTTTTCTTTTGAATATTCCAATAACGCATCCAGATGTTTCTTCTTTGTATCCAGAATACTTACAATCTTTTTATCTAACTCTGGATCAATCTCAGTCTTTGCTGAGACTTCAAACTTTCCAGAAGCCATATCGTAATTGTAAGATCCACCACCCATCTGGGCAGTTCTGTCTTGTTTGATTTCTATATTGATTATCGCATTGTTGGATTTGCGAATAAGGACGAGGTCTGGTTCTGCAGCAGAAAATGCAGCAGTACCTCCTGGTTTGATTTTCAAGTCGGTGTTGAGGATCTGTTCGGAAATGACTCCCAGAACTTTGTTCTCATACTCTACACCACCTGTGCCAACTGACATTCAAACTCCCTATTAATATAGAAACTATCTATATTATTTAGGACGACGAGATGCTCGGATAGTTCTTTGGTATTTACGATCCCACTTGGCGATCTGCTGCATCAACTTAGGAATTGCAGCGTTATTACGGTAATCGTAATTGAATGCTTTGAGGATGTAGTTAAGAGTGGAAGAATCTTTAGAGTACTTTGCTCTATTGATTAGTTCTTCTGTGGAGATGGTTGGTTTGTAGATTTTGAAATCAAGTAACACACAGTGGGCATATGCCTGAATTTCATCGAACTCGGAAAGATATCTTCTCTCAATGTTCTTTTTTTCATGGTTTACTTTCTTGTAAGGAACGATGTAGTTTGACCACTCGTCTCCTCTTCTGTCGAACTGCATGAAGTGTATTAACTCATGCATGTGTGTCTGTAGTATGCGGTACTTAAACTTATTCCATGTAGTTTCAGTGAATGGAAACCTATCGAAATTAGTTGTATATATCTGGATGCAACACTGTCTTTCATCTGGTCCATATTCACCACCGACAGCTACATAACTATCGTAGAGTTTTGCTTTGGATTTTTGTGGAAGGAACTCGACTTTAGTTCTCCACTTTTTGAAGTAGTTTGAAAGACCCTTACTATCATTGCGATAGTTGTCTAGGTCTTTCCACACTTTTGATGGTATATATTTCGCTCTGAATGGTCGCTCGTAAAAGTTGAGCAAGTCCATCCAATCGTAATTAGCGTTTTCTAGGAATTCAAAATTGCATGACATTTTACATCCCAGAAAGGCATTTTACATCTTGAAATTACCTTCCAAGAATGCGAGTACCTTTCCCTGCTCCTCCAAGTTAGTGTTACTAAACTCAGTAATATAAGGCATCAGTTCAAAGTTTGATAGTAGATTACTATATTTAGTCGCACGACCTTTTAGGAAAGTCTCAGACTGGTCGGATCCTCGCTCGATGTAGCGTTCTTTTAGCGTGGAATCAGGTACTTTAAGATAAACCACTTGTAAATCAATACCTTGCATATTCATAGAAAACTCTAGGAAAGACTGGTTGAAAATTCGATCTCCTTCAAAGAGAATATTGGAGGTAGTTTCCTTAACGAACTCTTGTGCCACTGGCTGGACTGCCATTGATAGGCGATCTGTTCCAGCGAAGGTTTCACCATCCTCGTACTTACCTAGAATGTATAAGTCTAGGTCTTTACAATAGAGTGCAGGAAGCATTTTCTTTGGTTCGACTCTTTCCCAAGTCTTACCTTCCATGAACTTACGGAATAGAGTAGTCTTACCAGTTCCAGGTTGACCACCAACAGCGATAATCTTACGCATTGCGAGCCTCATTAATTAGATCCTTTAATTCGCCTTCAGTGAACACCCATACTCTTCCAAGAAAGTGATGAGTGTCGCTATCAACATTATGTTTCTTTGTGAATGTTGCTTTCTTAATTATATCTCTTGCAAGATTCTTAGACAAGTTTTCTTTAATCTCATCTGCATAAGTTGGAACAGTTTCTCTTAATTTGGCTAACTCGAACTCTGCAACCTTATGCTCAACTGTAATCTTATTAAACGAATGTGTATCAAGAAAGTCTTCCATATCGAATCCACCAAATGCAAGTGCACTAGATCCAACTGCGGTATTATACATACCAGTAGTATTAGAAGAAACTGTAATAGTTCCAACTCCAAGATTTCCATTACTGTCAAGTGTCATCGTACTCATGTAAACATCTCCAATCCATTTAATATAGGTTCTTCATCATCAAACATCCAATCCATATTCTGCATTCCACCAGTGCTAAGGAAAGATGTAAATTTCTCTTTATCAATACCATGTCTATGGTCTAATCTAAAATCAATTGTTTCTTCTCTTGATTGCCATAGAACATTCCAATCAATACCATACCAACCATCTTTCTCGCACTGCATAATTTCTTCTGCTTGTCTATCAAGATAGTAACCAAGATACCTTCCATGACTCTTTCTGAAAATCTTTTTGAAAGAACATAGGCAGGTTTCCATGGTAAAGTAATCTATTTGTGAGTCCAGTTCTGGGAATCTTTCTTTCGTCTCAACGAGAATGTCCCTCGCTTGTGCTTCCAGATTTGAATAATCGACTCCAGTGAGTTTTCTGTCCATATCGTCATCTTTCCCAATGGCGAGAAGTAATCCATTACGATGAGAGCGAGACCCATCATAATCATCAAGCATGAGGCTAGTAGGAGTGATATGGACACCAGCAGTATGCTTAAGATGCTGAAGATAAAACCAAGTGGAATAACGACCAAACTTATGCAACCCAGACTTAATGCCTGTCCACAGATTATTAAAGTTCTCTTCCTCAGATTGTCCATAGTATTCTTTCAGTTTTTCTCGTTGTGTTTTATTACCAATGAATTGCTGATAAGAAGCAAACATCGCAGGGAGATGTCCTTTGTTCCACTTTGTATCAGTCTGATATCTTAATCGTTTATAGTTGGCAGTGTTCCATTGAGTAATACGATCAACTGTTGCCAACTCAAAGTCAGGAAACTCATTCATGAGAATCCAAGCAGTTGGAAGATAGTATGTATTACCATACAACCAACACAACCATAACTTCTGCTCATCATTATGCTCATATCGTTTGTTAAGATAGTTCGTTGCCCATACTGCTGGATCACAATCATCATACTTCAATGACCATGCATACCAACGAATGAACGCTTCCCTACGATTTTGTTCTAGTCTATAATCCATTATAATAAAAACTCTTCAAGTGAAGGTTGTTCCATTAGTGCTTCTCTCAACCATGCCTTACCAACTGCATCAATTGCTGCTTGACTTTTTGCTCTTTTCTTTTCACCCCATTTATAGGATTCTAATCCTTCAGCACGAAATTGATCTCTTGCTTTGTATGGTGGCAGTGCTTGAAGTGGGCTGACAATAGCATTATTACGATAGTCTATTTGTTCCACTCTCGTAGGAAATAATGGTTGGTCAGATCTAAGAGAGCCAGTTGGATCGACTGCCCAGAAGATGAGACCATTTTTATTGTGCCATGTAACGGAAGATGGAGTGCATGACATTTTAAGTCGTTGGGTTTTGCGTTCTCCGACTGCATATTTGATCCATTCATCCCAGCATTTACTTGCATAACCATTTCCTTCTTGTCCTTCAAGTGTAACTATCTCATATAGATTCGCATAACCATCACGATTGAATGTCGCAAAGATTAGCGAAACAACATCACCATTTACTTCAAGAGCCAGTGGTGGTGCTTTATCATAATTGTGGAAACGATACCACAATGAATGTGCAGCCGATAAGAATTTGGTATTCTTACCAGCTGGACTATTTTTAATTAACTCTTCAACTCTTGTTGAATTAACAAAGTTCATATTGTAAGTCCACCGCATCTTCAATGACTTCTTTTTCAATTGTCATTGCGAGTTGGTCATCAAATGTAATGTAATGATTCATCAAAGTGTTAATCGGAAATCCTGGAACTTCTGCTCGTTTTGGAACATCAGCAGTAGAAGTAATTATACATCCATTTGAGATATTTGTCAAGTATAATGGACGCTTACCATTGCGATAGAATCTAATAACTTTATCAACATGTAATTCAATAACTGCAAGACTTGAATCTTTCCAGCGAATCAATGGACTGATGCAATCCTCTGCTGTATGTAAAATCAATTCAGTATCGTTTTTAGTTTCACAATCATAACCATAGAGTTCTTTCCACTTCTCAGGTAACTCTTGAGTGATAACTCCATTGTGAACTACTGAAAGATTCTCGTTGGCAATTGGTTGATTGAATTCTAAATCGCTAGTGCTATAACGACAGTGACCAATTAAATAAAGACTACCATCTTCATTCACATAACTTGGAAAGTTGAATGGGAATTCATCGGCAGGAACTGGTCGCTTCTCAGTGATAATCTTTCCATGCTTAACATAGGAGATTCCAGTAGCGTGCATCCCTCGAATCTTAGATTCAAGGAACACACGATGAAGCATTAAGAAATCCTCTGCACGAGGTTCTTTAATAATCGCACCAATCACTGAACACATTAGAAGAATCCTTCAAGTGAATTTGCCTTTTGTGATTCTGGGTGATACTTCATTAGTATATCATTACCAAGTTTACTCTCAAGGTATTCATACCATTCTTCTGATTCCCACATAGAAGAACTAACACCATTCCAAAGATGTCGTTGAGAACCATCTTCATATTTTTGGTCTGGATGTTCTTTGTTAAGTCTGCGGTGTTCAACAAAGTCATAACGACAATCTTCGTATTGTTTTGAACCCAACTCAAGCATCTTCTCACGGAAGTAAACAACTAATGAGATTCGCTCTGCTTCTTCATCGAGCAATTGAATCTGAGTATTGCCATGCATCACTTCATGATTGTTAATGAGTAGCAAATCTCCAGGTCTTGGATTAACAGCAACACGATACTCTGGTGCAACCAAATAACAACCTGTATAGTTACCATTGTTTGTTAGAGTCAATAGATTGGATAGACCAGCAGTAAAGTCACCTGCATCGTAGTGACAAGCAGTTCTGAAAGACTTATTAACAGTAACAGTAGTGAATGGAGTTTCTGGAACTAAGAATGCAGGATCCAGTTTCTTTGCTGCTTCCATTTGATTGTTGTATCTCCATGGCAACAAGTCTTTAAAACCCTGCGCAAGTTGTTGCAAGAATGGATATGCCATGGCAAACTTTGCTGGTTCACGAGCAGTATAAGATGTTGCACGACCATAAGGAATGCGAGGATAACGATCGAACCAACCAGCAATACCAGACATAACACCATTGGCATAGGTAGTTGCGCAGACATATGCTTTTTCTACTCGTCTTGCTTCGATAACCATATCAGATGCATCTAATTTACGAACTTTCTCAACCCACTCATTGAAAACAAATTTATCTTTCTTAACTGCTTGGATACCCCAAACATTATTTCTGGTAGATGGTTTATCAGTCTTACCTTCATGCTTGGCTTTAATAACATCAATTGGATCTCCGTCCAGTGATGCCTTTGGATTCAAGAAGTAATCAATAATTTCTGATTCATATTCAGTGACCCACTCACGATTACCCAACTTCTCTGCTCTTGGACCTGCAGCCATACCTCTATTCTGAGTTTCGGTTGCTGCTTCACGAAGTCCAATGTATGCTTGATCTTGTTGTTCTTTTGTAAAGTAATTCTTACGGAACTTCAAAACGATTCTCTCTTCAGAGTATGTCATCTCTGGATGTCCAGGAATTTCTGGCATATAAACATCACAGTCCTCTTCAATGAGGAAATCATAATGTGACTCATCTGGAAATTGTCCCATCATGTGAGACATATCATGTTTTTGTTTTGCTACGATTACCTTAGTCATATTCTCTCCTAAAACTTAAATCCGTCAAACGATTCTGCTTTTTGTCTGCGACCAAAATTACTTTTATCAAACATTGGTTCATCGTCATCGTGCTTTCCTGAATCACTTAGCGTTTGTGCCGATGCTTCTACATCATACAGTTTCATCTTTGCTCTATCAACCCCAATAACAAATCTCTTATAGAATCCTGGATCGTTATAGCGATTCTTCAACTGTTTAACAATAATCTGATTCAATCCTTCCAACTCTTCATTGCTGACCAAAGCAAACATAAAGTCAGCTGTCGCTGGCAAACCAAAAGATTCAGAGGTGTCTTCAAGTCCTGGATCCGAGTTTGTGAATCCAGAACGAGTCGTTTGAGTGGCTGATACAATGGGAACATTATACTCAACTGCCAATCCTCTTAACTCTTCTGCAATGCTCTTAATATATGTATAAGAGTTAATACTTCCACCTTGTTTCATTCGTTGACTCGCACAAATATTGAGATAGTCAATGAAGATAATATCAGGTTTGAATTCTCGTTTCAACTTTAGTTCTTCCAGCAAAGCACGGAAGTGACCAGAGTGGGCACCAGCAGTTGGGTATTCTTTGACAATTAGTTTACCTTTAGTTTTAGCCGTAATCTTAGCAATACGACTTTCATAGATATCCCTGTCAATAACTTTTAGTTCATCCATGGTTAGGTTAAGAAGATTCGCATCAATCCTTTCAGCGATACGCTCTTCTGCCATTTCCATAGTTATGTATAAGACATTTTTACCTTGAGTTAGGCAACCTGCACCCACGTGACACATAAACAAAGACTTACCAACACCAGTGCCAGCAAGACAAATATTAAGTGTTTTCTTTGATAGTCCACCCTTAGTGATTTTATTGAACATGTCAAGGTCGAATGCAACCTTCTCTTCCACCCTATGATAAAAATCATACCTCTCATTGTGGTCATCAAGATAGTCATGCCCAATATGATTATCAAATGAAACGGCAAGAGCATCAGAAAGAATAGAAGGGATCGCATCTTGCGTATGTTGCTTGTCGTTGCCGTCAATGATTCTGATTGCCGAGAGAACTCCATTATAAATTGCCCTATCTTTACAAAACTTTTCAGTATGTTCTAACATCCAGTCTTCATTGACTGGTTCCTGACTCAATGTGCCGATAAAGTCGCCAAGTTCAGATAACTCTTTATCGTTGAGATCTTTCCTGTTGCTAATTTCAATCTGTAGGATTTCTTTGGATGCTGGTTTGTTATACTTCGTGAAGAAAGAAACAATCTCGTCTGCCAAGATTACTTCTTTGCGCTCTGCAAAATATTCTTTCTTGATAAATGGGATTACTTTACGACAATAGTTCTCATCAAATATCAGATTGCTCAGAATCTTTTGTTCTATTCGCATCAATTTCTGTTCCGCCTGTATATGTTAAATTGTTTTCTTGGATGCCTTCATGAAGCAATTCTTCCAAGATTTTACCAATGTATTCTTCAAATGGTTTCTTATTGGTGAAACCCTTTCCACCATCATCAAGAATTTCATAATCAAATTTTAGATGAATGGTTGAGTCGATTTCATCTTCTTCAAACTCAACCTTACCATAAGCATATATTATACCCTGCCATGGCTCTTCTGTCAACTTTATCGCATCAAGTCCACTATATTTGGACTCCACTACAACATAAGGTTTACTCATCGAACTCTAATTCCTCTAATGCTTTATCAAGATCATCTTCTTGCATCATTTGTCCACCTTGACCAATTGAATATTTGTTCTTTACAAAATCATAGAATGATTTGCTTGTAAGAATTGACAACCAAAAGTCTTTATCATCAGTTTCTTTGACACGATATTTCTTGGTTTCTACTTCTCCAGTATCTGGATCACATTTGGAATACCAACCATTGGTGGGTTTAACCACATGCTTGGATTCAAGAGCAAGATCCAACAAACCGCTCCACTTACTAAGACCACCATCAAAAGATACGCTAACAGGTATCTTAGATTTTTCTTTAACATAACGACTCTTCTCTACGTTAATAATAAAATTGTATCCTACGATTTCAGTACCTTCTTTTTCTTGCTGGCGACCAAGAATGTAAACATTATCTGCTGAATACATTGCACCAGTACCACCACCAACGATTGCTTTCGGGAACATACCAATTTCCATGTAGGTATGGTTCACTACAACCAGTGGAATGTCTTTAAGGTTCAAGTGTGGGGTTACCATACGGAACAATGACTTCATCTGTTTTGCTCTTGACATATCTGCAACAGACTTACCTTCCATGGCATCTTCTACTTCTTTCTTAGAAGCAAGATTACCAATAGAGTCAATAACAATAATTAGGTGGTCACCACGATCTACATTGGACAACTGTTGCATAATATCGAACTTCAATTGCTCAACATCAGTGAGTGGAGTATGAACAACACGCTTTGTATCAATACCAAATGTATCGAAGTAAGACTGCGGAGTACCGAACTCTGAGTCATAGAATAATAATGCTGCATCTTCATACTTGTCCATATAGGACTTAGCCATTAACAATGAGAACGCAGTCTTAAAGTGTTTGCTTGGACCAGCCCACATTGTAATACCTGGAGTTAATCCACCATCAAGACGACCAGATAAAGCCACATTGATGATTGGAACAGAAGTAGGAATCATATCCTTCTTCTTAAAGAACTTTGATTCAGATAGAATCGCAGAGTCTTTGATA